TGGAGTAACATCTGTTTGCGGTACTCTAGCACTCGCAACACCAGATGCTAACTTTGGAAAACGATGCGTGCTACCTTCTACACCACCACGAAATCTTACGCACTCTCGCAACATGGAATCACCCTGATAAGATTGCTTAACTTCTTGGTCGAATAAGGCAACAAACGCATTAGATAAACTGATAGCCATTTGTATCTCCTAAAAATTAATAAAAAGTTTTTACGCTTTGTGTTCCTCATAGGAGAGGGCATCGCTATAGTTTGGGATATTAGCCTCTAAGGGTCGTATTTAAAAAATACGATATTCCTTAAAAAGTATTGTATTCCCAGAATTTACAATGTGCAATAGGTATGTTTGTTAATTGTATCTTTGGTTAAATAATTTCTCTACTTTTTTACGATACGCAATGTCTGTTTGATATTTAGGATCGGCAACCATAGCGTGTAACTCTTCATCAGATGCTGCTCCATCTTCAACAGGAGAAGAATCTATTGGTACTCTGCCTTCATACGCTTCTCGTATTTTTTTTAACATTCGCACCCCAGCTGCTGTTGCACCAGCAAGTTCAAATTCTGCGTAATCGTCATCAGAAAAAACACCTTTGCTCCTTAGACCTTGACCCCAAGCAGCCATAGAATTTACAATTTCTTGCCCATTGTTTCCAAGACTTCCGAGTTCTTCATCTAAATTTATTTCAGTTGATGGGTTCATTTCAGCAATTGCACCACCCAGATCCGTTACGAGTGAATCGAACTGTTGCTGTGATAAACCAGATTTTTTAGCAAAGTCTACTAACACATCTGTCAGCGGTTCTTCATTTGCGCCTTCGCCTAAAACATCTAATGCGTACTTTCCATCCTTTGGCATTTTATGTTTGCCTTGCGATACTATTTTGCGAAAGTCGTTATAACCTTTTACTAAGCCTTCCATGTCTGGCAAGCCATCTTTTCCTTTAAACTGTTCTGGAAAATCCTTTGGGTATTCCCAGTCATCATTCGCTGTTGCAGAATCTTGTGCCTGGTGTTCCATTTCTTGTTGTGCTTCTTTTTCCGTAACAGGTGCTGCATCACTTGCACCAAGCAAACCTCGATTTTCTTCTTCTTGTTGCGGTTGTTCTTCAACTTGTTCTTCAACTTGCTGTCCTTCATCAGCCATCTAAACCCCTCCTAATTTTTGTTTCTAATTCACGAACTACACTTGACCTACCTTCCTGATAAAAACCATTTGATGAATCAAGTCCAGGCAACCATGCTGGTCTTTCAATTGTTTGTTGACGTAACCAATTCAATAGTTTTTTGCCATCTTCTGTGTTTAAAACTCTCACGCACAATTTATCAATTTCTGTAACTTCGGTTTTTGTTTGCGAGATTGCTTCAATATCATCCCAGCCAGCCATATTAATTTATACCTTCGGCTGGTGGTAATGGTTGTTCTGCTGGTTGTGCTTGTTGTTGTGCCATTTGTGCTTGCATCATGGCAGCAGCTTGTTCTGCCTTCGCTCTTTCTTCAATCATAAACGCACGCTCCGCTGCATCGTGTCGAACCTCGGAAGGCACGCCCAACTTATCACCAAGAAAATCAATAAGAGCAGATTTGTTAACAGCCATTTCGCCTTCTGCACCGAGAGGTTGTGTTAATTGAATGTATTGAATAATTGAATTTACTTCTTCCATACTTTGCGCCATCGCTAAAGGTGATATCGGTGCTACACGTACCTCTAAACCATTTACTTTTAATGGCAAATCAATTAAACCTCTCTCATCCATCACACCTAAAATTTTACTTACCAGTGGTATCATCGTTTCATTAATCAATCGGCCAAACGCAGAACCTAAGTTTTGAGACAATTCTTTCATACGTTCTACAACTTCTGTGGCACTACGTGCGCTCATATTATCTGGCGGTAACGATTCATCAAGCAAAATCTTTTGTATGTTCATTTTCATATCGTTTATCACTAACTGACTAACATTAAAATCTCCAGCACGTGGTAAAGGTTTAAGCGCATCACCTTGGTTTCCACCATTTCTTGCTACAGGAATAATACTGCCTGGAACAATGCGAACTGTGCTTGGATTAATAACACCATCATCAGCTGCTAAATATACAGGCATGACTGCCAGCGTTGCGTTTTTCAGCAAAAGTTCTTTAGTCTTATTAAGAGTTTTTATATCGGGAAGGGCAGTTAACAGTGGCCCTCGACCATAAATTTCGCCAGCAACTTTCATGTATCGACTAATCACCCAAGGGCTATTTTTCATCCTACGATACACAACTTCTTCCATATTCTCTTTAACTAAAACGTGATAACACCAATCACCCTGATCTGAATCTTCAATGGTTGCCTCTAGCAATTCAATCTCATCAGTAGGTTTATCTTTAATTCTTTGTTGCATCTCTTCTGAAAACTTTGCATCAGGATATTGCTTTTGTATTGCTTCTGCTTTCATGCGTAAACGTCTGTAAATTTTATCTACTTGACCGTTTGCAGACTCTTCAAAACAAACTAAAAACATCGGAACAGGAGTAAATGTTATTGGAACAACATCATCTCCTGGTTGTACCAACATACACGCAGTGCCTACACACATATCTAACAAAAACTCACCCATCGCAATATCAAAGTTTGATTGCTTGATAACACTAAACATAACGTTTCGATATTGATCTAGTACAGCTTGAACTTGTGCTTTTTGTTCAAACGGAATGTTGTTGCCAGGTTCTAACCTACACCACATTCTTTGCGATGGAAAAACACCTGACTGCATCCTATTTGCAAAACGGTTTGTAGAGTTGATTGCAGTTGAATCAAACACTCTTTGCATCTTTTTCTGACCAGTGCTATTGCCTTCCCAATATCCATACAGCTGACGTTGTGGGATAGCAAACTCATAAGCATCACGATACAAATCTTCAAATAAATCTTTTTTGCGCTGTGCTACTTCATAGCGTTGTTTAATTTGTTTAGGCGTAAGTTTTTTCATTATTCATTTGCTTTTTTTTCATTAGACTTTTGCGCTTTCGTTTTTCACGTAGCATTGCAAAATCTTGTTTATCAATTTTATTATTTTTGTTTGCATCAAGTTTTTTTTGACCACCGACCATTTTTTGCATTATGCCTCCTTACCAGCCTTATAACGTTTTAGTAAACTACGACCTTTTCTCGCTAACCTTGCAGCTGCTGCTCTATTTGTTGGCACTGGTTCACCCCAAGCATTTGCAGACAAAGCCAGCCTAGTTGGTTTTCCTTTTTCATTTTTCATTGGACCACTAGGGTTTGTAAAAAAACGAGTAAGGAAAGAGCCTTTTCTTCGTTGTTTTTCAGGAGTGTCCGCTCTCCCTTTAACGCCTGGTTTGAGATTAGCCCCTTCCTTTTTTTTAAAATGCGCTCGACCTTTTGCAGTTAAACCACCTTCTGGGTTCTTTATCCCACTAGCCATATTTTTTCTTTTTATTCTTCATCGCAGTCTTTGCTGCACGTTTAAAATTAGCAGCTGTCGGTGCGCCTTTGTCTCCTGGCTTTCTCATTTTTTCTTTACTGCCAGCAGCAATTCTTTTTCTTTTCTTATGGATATTTTCGTATAGTCCTGGCATTACTCATTCCCCCCTAAAATTGGTTGCCCACGCAATCTTCTTGCACGTACATAACCAGCACGTTCCGCACCAGTTTTTCTTAGTCTTTCTTCTTCTTCTTGATCAATCAAACCTCGTAAATTTGTTAATCTTGTTTGAGTCTCTTGTGCATCTTCTTGAAGTTGTGCAATAGTTGCTTTATTTTCTTTTTCAAGGTTTGCCATTTCTGCTGCAAAATCTCTTTCACTTTGTTGCCTTTGTTCATCAATTTCCCTTATTTTTTGTTCTTCTTGTTCATTCCTAGTTTCTATAGGAATTAACGGTTCATCTAATAATTCTTCAAATCTTTCTTTATTAAACGCCATAGGTGCTGTTGGTGCTTCTGGTTCTGTTGGAATTTGTATAATTGAACCATCAAAAAAAGCATACGTATTTGGAGCAATTTCTCTTCCTATATCACTAGCAGAAGATGCAATATCGTATTGCAAACCACTTACTGGATCACGAAATGTTTTTTTTGATTCGCCTTGCGTACCAAAAGAATAAATTTTGCTAGGTGCTGTAGTAGACAAAGTTTGCGCTTGCCTAATTTCTCCGCTTTGTGCATAAACTCTATTTGAAGAACTATCTTGCCTGACAACGCCAGTAAAACCACCAGACTGAAACAAACTATTTGGTCGATTAATTCGTGTGCCTGATGCTCCAGCCCCTCTGCCTCGTACATCTATAGTTGGTAAGAACGCACCATCACGATAAAAACTTTGTTGAAACGTATCAAAGTCTTGTTCATATTGTGAAAACTGTTTTTCATACTCATCTTGCGATGCTTGATAATCGTTAAAATAATCTTCTGCGCTTTTAAAAGCATTTGCCATTTATGCTCCTAGAGTTGTTTGTTTTGTTTTAATACCTGTTTCTGAATTTAATCGCAAACTGTTTAATAACCCACGTTTACCACCACGCAATCTTCTCGCTCTAGCAGATGCCTGTTCTTCTTGAATATCTTTATTTCTTCTATCAGTTATTTCTTTTTCTAAAGCTGCCTCTCTTTTTGCAGCATCTGCCCTTTGTTCTTCATAACGTGCAGACTCTTGTTTTAACTGCTCTTGTGCAGTTGTAAATTGACCTCTTTGAACATCAACCATGTCATTGTAAGCATTTATCATTTCTTGTCTTTTGGCTGAATTATCTTTTTGGCTTTGTGTAAGCAAAACTAAACTAGCAGAACTGTCTGCCATACTTTGGTTAAAATAATCAGATTGATCTAACCTAGCTTGTTTTGCTTCCTCCAAAGCAGCATCTGCTGCTGCGTTTGCATCAGTCTGTGCTTGTCTTGCTAACTTTCTTCCTCTATCAGCACTTTTTTTTGCTTGATAAGCACTATAAACAGTGGCAGCTGCTACAACATATTGAGGCATATTATTTTAACCTTACAAACATTAAATAATCTGTTTTATCTGTTCCGTAATGTTTCATTACACTTTCAAATTCAAAACCTAAATGCTTCGGGAATGTGTTTGAATATCTTTCATTTGATGCTATTGCATACTGTATTCGATGACAAGCATTTGATATCAGCATGATATCTAATATTTTTTTTATTCCAAATAAAATTTGTCTACGGTATTTCCAGCGCAAAGGATTGTTAAATATTGCCCACAAATTTACAACACCTACGTGATTAAAAATTAAACCACCAACAAGCAAACATTGGTTATCTGCAAGTAAAGCACCAGAAGCAAAACTAATCTCGATGTTCAACTCCATCAAATTTTTATCAAAACCTTTTGAGCCAAACCCGACTGCATAATTTTTTACTGCTTCAATATGTTCGTTTTTTATATCAACCCACTTGCAGTTATGTCGTACTAATTCTTGATTTGCTTCAAAAACTAAAGACATCAAAATCCGTTACTGCGTTTACTTGTGGAATATGTCCAGAAGGTTGCCTACTTCTAGTTAATCTTTTGTGTTCTCCACCACCTAACAAAAGATAACCAAAAGCATCCCCCACGTGTGAAGAATCATTCTTGTTTGGTTCATCTCTAAAGCGTTCTTGTCCAGCACCCATGTTGACACGCTTGAAATGATAACCGCCACTTAACGCTTTACGTAATTGTTTGCAATCAACATTGACGATTAACCCTGGTTTACTTTTTATCAATCGCAACATTGGTGCTGCGCCAGCTTCACGCCTGACTTTAAAATTATTACTCGGTGCTGGTTGTGCATTTAATCCAATAGAACGTAAATGTTCAAAAGCAGTTGTTTCATAAATCTGATCTCTTGCAACACCAGCTG